GCCGTTCAGACCAACGCCCGACTCGATGTCGATCTGCATCGAATGCTGCGCGGTGCGCTTGAGGTTGTTCTGACCGGTGGGCAGCGCCCGCCACGACCGCAGCCACTTTTGCGTCTGACCGTTATCAGCGTAAGTATTTAAGTCAAGCGCGTAGATATTGCCGTTTTCATAGTCGCCAACGACAATTTTATTGTTAAACGCCATCTGGCAATTGCTGCGGTGCCGCGTAAACAATCCGTTATCCCAACCAGCACGCTCATGCCATGCGCCTGTAGCGACGTCGTAAACCCAAGTTGCGTTGCCACTAGGGAACGTTAGGACGTAAAAACTATGGCCGTCTTGCTGATAGGTGTAGGCAATCGCGTTGGTTAGTGTGCTGTACTGCTGAATCTGCCATTCGACGGCGTGCGTACTGATGCGCTGTCCGGTGTAGCCGTTAGCGCGGTAGACAATACCTTGCCCACGAGCGTCTGCACCAAGCCAAAACAGCCCGTTATCCATCTTGGCAATCGTGTACGCGGAGATGCACCCGATCTCATTAAACGCGCCTTGGATGCGCTGAAGCGGAAAGTCAGACGACCCTGTGTCATACCAGACCTCAACCGTTCCTGTGCCGTACACCCATACTTCGCGGTGATCGACAATAAGGCCCACCACGCCATCAGGCGAGCCTTCTGCGCTAGCAAAGTCAAGCGGGTCGATGGACGTGCCATCAAGCAGTTGCGTGACCCAGATGCGCTGGCTATTAGGCTCGTTAAAGACAAAATAGCCATCAAGGTAGCCAACCGTCACCGCGCCAGGGAAATCTTCGTCCAGTATTTGCGCGAACGTGTTGGTAAGGTTGTTATAGATGTAGCTTGGCCCGTTAGCCGCGATGAAAACTTGCGTACCGTTATCAGCAATACTGACCGGCCCAGTGCCTGCTATAACGCCAAGCAACGTCGGTGCGTAACTGGTTGTGATTTTGTATAGCGAATTGCCGGATACTACAAACGCAACGCTGCTGTCAGACGAGAAGGTCCATAGACCTCTGATCGGTCCTGTACCTATGGTTGCAAGTTTTAACAGCCCAGGACAGCGCTGAAGAAACGCGGGTTCTTTGCCACCCTCGGGTACAACTTCCGGAAACAAATTGACCATCCTCGCATCGGCTGCGTTGACGGACCGTGCAACGTAGGACGAGCCTAGGATCGGCGTTTTCATTAGAAGTTGTTAGCGTAGATGTTGTACCGTTGACGCGTTGCAACAATCGGGTATGGGATAGCCATAAGATCGCCGGGGAAGTTGATACGCTTGATGTTGCGCTTGCTTGTCATCGCAATGCGCTGCACTTGAGGCGATGGCTCAACACCAAACTCAGGTGCTAACTCACAGGCTAAGTTGTAGCGAAACGCACGCAAATAGCCTGGCGGGAAATAAATATCTGTAGCAACGCTCGATACTTCATCAAGCGTCTGCACCGAAATGATGTGCCACTCTAGCGCCTTAATGGGTACAGGGTAGACATACATTTCGATGTTCGGAAACGTGTTGTTGACCCACAGAACTTGCGGATACGTCGATGTGACCGTCTTAAACGCGATGCCATCGTACTGCTGCTGGTTGATCAACTTAACGCCAAACGATAGTCCAGAGGAAGGATCTTTAAAGTACGTGGCGTCGTCGATCTCAATAGGACGATTACCCACAAAGTCGCCCGTTGGACCTAACGTGCGCGAAAGGACGTTAGCAGGCCAAGTGAACACTTGATCTTGCGTACTGAACACTGACAGGCGTTCGGTGTCCCAAGACTGAATCATCTGGTTCATCGCCATGATGGAGTCTTGCATAACAGCCGCAGAGGGCGTTTCACCTTCCGCTAATACGCCAAGGAGTCTAAGCGACCCGTCAATGAGTTCAGCAGCAGTGGTCATAGTTCGGCCTCCTGAGTCCTACGACTGCGACGACGAGGTTGGAGTTCGTTAACAGGCTCAAGTTCGTCTGGCGCAGCATCAACAGTCAAGTTGTTGGGATCGTAATCTTCCCAACCGTTCTCTCTGTCACGGTCAGCTTCCATGTCAGATGTTGCAACTTTAGCACCATGCGAGGTGTGGCGGAGGTAGATGACGGCCATATTTTAATTGGGGGCCGAAGCCCCCCTTCCTTACACGCAGTGGATAAGAGCAAAATTAATAACAACTGCTTCCGACAACGATCCACCCGAAATGTTGCGTACTGTAATAGTCGCCGCCCCAGCACTTAAACCAGATACCCAGCAGTTATACGCGCCCGCAGTAGCACCGCCGCTTACGTTCAAAATCAAAATGTCGTTCGTAGAAATGAACGAGTTGTTCAACGTAAATGTTACGTTGGTTACGCTCGCCAAAGCTGCGTTGTTCATCGTGATTTGACCGGCAGACTTGTTCAGCGTTACGGCTGTAGACTTGCTAGTAGCTTGAGTTACCGTACCTTGCGCGGCTGCTGTATAACCAAACTGCTCATCGGACAGCACGTACTGTGCGCCGATAATGTCTTGGTCTGTGTAAGCAACGCCAATAGGCTTAGTGTTTGACATAGCTAATCCTTTTAAAAATAGGGGGCGAACCCCCTATCAATTACGCAATACGATAAGCCGTCCAAGTACCGGTACCGGTCTTGCGTGCTAGCCACTGCGAAGACGTGTTAGCCGATACCGCAGCGGTACCAACAATCGTCCAGCCCGTACCTGCGGTTACGGTCACAGCGTCAGTACCATCAATGTTGACGACTGCAAACGTGAACGCAGCGTTGACCTTAGCTGCCGAAGAAATTTCATCTTCGAGCAACGCAACGGTCGGCAACGTCATAGCACCAGCGGTGCCATCAAACGTGAACAGACCATTAGCCAGTTGCGCGGCGGTGACCGTTGCTGCGCCGGTTAGCGCAGTGGGTGCACCTTGGACAAACAACAAAGCCTCGCCGGTATTACCGTCGTTGTACTGATAGCCACCAGCACCGTTAGGAATTGCCATGATAGATCCTTTCAAAAAATAATTTGGTAGGGGGCCGAAGCCCCCTTATTGATTAGCCCCAGAGACGAACGCCCATTTGAGGACGGATCACGCTGTAGCCGTACAGCACGTCAATACGGCAGGGCATACGGTCGTTGTTGATGTCGTACTGGCGGACAATACGCATCGAAATACCGTTATGAACCTGACGCGACGCCATATCAACGCCTTGCGGCATCATCAGATCGGCGGTAGCGAACGTGATTGCATCTTTGTGGTAGACCAAGTTTTGTGGGTACTGCGATGAAGCTGCACCAACAAACGTTACGGCCTTGCTAGTAGCGGGGAGGCTATCTACGGTAGCTAAAGCGTTAGCTGCCGAATAGATAGGAGCAACAGTGATGTTACCTGCGCCAGAACCGTTAAGCGTGACGTCAACCGTCGCAACGAACTGGAACAGCGATCCAGTGGACTCGCGTGTCTGTGGGTTAACTGCATAGCAGTCAGCCACGGTAAACACATCGCCAGCCTTAACCGTCGCGCTAGCACCAGCGCCTGTGATGGCGATAGTGGTTGCGCCTTCGCTTGTCACAGCAGCCGAGGTCGTGCCGCCGGTCGCTGTACGCGAGCCAGTGGTGAACTGCTTGATCGACTGAGACATGTTGATCTCGTCAAACCCGAGCACACCCATACCCATCATGCCGTTTTTGAACTGGCGGCTGATCGTATCAGTGGGGTTGAAAAGACCTTTCATGCCTTCGACCAATCCAGCGTTAGCAGCTGGGTTGACTGTGGCGTAACGGGGCGACATGACCGCAGCGTTCTCGTTGAGCTTTTGCTGTGCTTGCAACAGAACCAGCGATGTAGCAGGCGTTGTACCAGGCGTACCAACGGTGTTACCGATGTATTTGTACGAGTTTGCAACGTCAGCGTCGATGCTGGCAGCAAGCTGGCTAATACGAGGCTTAAGCACACGCTCTGCGAAATCGTCCAACTGCAACGTCAATTCAGCAGATGTGAAGTTAACGCCGATGTGCTTTTGCGAAGCAACAGTCAACGTGGTGAACTGCTCGTTGTCGCTCTGAACTTGCAGCGCGGCGCCGTCGGTAACCAGAGCGCGGTCCGGGAGGCGGATACGCAGGGTTGAACCAATCTTAGCGCCTTCGACAGCAAAACTGTCGTCGTACTGACGGTTTACGTTACGGGTTAAGACAAGATTATTCTCAAGGATTTCAAGCGCCTTGCGGGTAATCATGTCAATGGTAAGTAGGCTATTTGCCATGACAATTCCTTTTTAAAAAGTTAGCGGACTCGGTTCTGAGCTTCCCATTTCTTAATCTGCCTTTGACGCTCGGCTTCAATCCACTCTGACGTTGACATTTCCTTTATCGAACGCGGGTCAGTCGTGTCTAAAACTCTTGCGTTGCCACCCCGAGGAGTGACAGGCTGAATCGGCGCTGGGGCACTCGACGATTTTTTAACAGGAGGATTTTCACTTAACTTAGCTTCGATCTTCCCAATCTCTTTTGCCTGCAAAAAAGGCGACAACTTGGCAATACGATCAGCTTCTTTTGGGTTAGATCCAAGGTAATACGCTACCTCGGGGCCAATATCAGAGGCTTGAATCGTCTCAGCCATCACTGTCGTGATTGGAAGACGGGGGTTGTACGCGACTTGTTCAAAGTCTTCGTACTTAGACCGCGCTTCTTCTTCGCGTTCGTGATAGACCTCAAGAACTTCGGCACGCTGTCGTTCTGCTTCACGTCGTGCAAGTAACTCTGCTGCCTTCCGTTCGGCTAGCGCTTCCGCGTAGTCTTCGGTCGATGCAAAACTATCTTGCGTCGGTAAATCACCAGACGGCACATTGGGCGTTGCGGCCCTCAGCTTCTGCTCTCGTTCCCACTTGCGTTGCTCTCTTGCAAGGCGTTTGCTGATCATCGCATCTATTTCAGCCTGGGTGTAACGCTTTTCCTCAGTCTGTTCCGACGCTTGTTCAGCTGCTTCCGGCGCATTTTGTGCACTTTCCGTGGTGGCCGTCACCTCGGGTGCTGGCGCGGATTCTACTTCCGCTAAGGCTTCTTGAACTTGCTCAGTCATCTTCGTTCCAAAGGAACCCTGGTCTACCGGGCCAGTACGGGTAATTAAACTTAAGTCTGGGGCAATCTTACATTAACTGTCAACTAAAACTTAATAGGCTGGCGAAATCAAACTTTTTTGCGACTGCACATAGAAGTTACCAGCAGCTAACGTAACGCTGCCGCCCGTGTTGTTGGACAAAATTAACGTGGTTGCGTTGGTTGCATTGACGTAACCGAATACCGTAACACCCTGCAAATCCTTATCGTATGCCGCAGTAACCATATCACCCAGCGCAGCGCCAGGCGTCGTTATGTTGACCGTCGTACGAGCGCCATTAGCAATCGTTGTTGATCCGTACGCTTGCGTGCCGTACGCTACTGGACCTTGATAGCTAGTGGTTGTCGATAGAACGCTTACGTTGCCGGTTTTATTGGTGGCAAACTGATTGCCTGTAACCATTAGACCTTCCAACAGCGCACTTTGTTCGACGTAACCATACGTCTGCGTACCGCCTGCACCGTTAGAGTCGTAGCACAAATTACCGCTAAACAGCGAGTAATTAGCGTTGTATGTTGAAGTGCCGTATCTTGCGACAATACCTGGTGAATTAGCGGTTTTTCCGTTGTTAAAGCAGTAGTTGTTGGCGCAAATACTGTTCTTGCCGCCTTGGTCAATGCCACTGCCAGCGTTGTCGATGCAGTAGTTACCCGAGATAATAGACAGCGCGGCCCAGTTTTCGATGCCTTGGCACACGTTTAAGTTAACGTCAGTACCTACTGAATCGCCGCAGTAGTTATTTAGGATCTGCAAGGATTTGCAGTTGGGGTCTTGCTCAGTCGTAATACCGCCACCAAACCGCCATCCTGATATGTAGTTGTTTGCGATTGTGCTTGCAGACATCGACACATTCAAGGCGCTATTCAGCATGATGTTGTTCGAGATAGTCGATTGCGTCACAACACCTGCCGACGTGGATACTAAAATCGCTTGGTTCTGCGTATTAACTGCCGTGTTTCGTTTGATGTAGTTGCCGTCAAACAAGTAGCGCGAACCACCGTTTGCTATCAAACCGAACCGATCCATGTTGACAAAACGACAATTCAATACTTTAACGTCAGTGCAAAGCTGGAAGGCAACCAAACCGATGTTGGTAGCAACTGTATAGCTGCCGCCGTCAAAGGTAAGACCTTCAATGACAACATTTGTTTTAGACGCACCAAACAACAAATCGGTCGTTGGCGTCGTAGCGCAAGTAATAGTAGCGTTGTAACCAAGCAAGGTGATGTTTGACACCAAGTTGATTTGAGTGCTTACCACGTAAGTACCGCTAGGAAAGTAAAGCGTCTTGCCTGCTGATTGCGTAATAGCGGTCTGAATGGCCGTTGTGTCATTAGCCACCCCGTCACCCACAGCGCCAAAATCTTTGACGCTAACAGTCTGCGCCAACTTGTTTGAGACGTTGGTGGC